TTTGAATATATAGCCATATTACTTATTTATACTAATTTAGTTTAGTGCCTGATAGATTATACACTGCAACCTGTTCTATTGCGGCTATAGCTGACGTATTAGCAGATATAGCTAATGTGTTAGCAGCTGTATCAGCTGTATTAATAGTTATTTGTGTCAAATTATCAGCTAGACTCTGTATAATACCACTGTTAGTATCTCCAATTGCCGTTGTTAACAGAGAAATGTCAATTGAATTTTCAACTGTTTCTGTTAAAGCATCAATAAGATTATAATACCCAGCTCCATCGATAGTAATAGGAAGTAACGCAATATCACCAACAGCATCAGCTAGCTCATTAGTCTTTACTCTCCAATCTTCAAATGTATTTGTTACACTTACGTTTATATTTGCCATATTATTTCTCTAATAATTGTTTTAACATGTATTTAATATCGGAAATTTCATCTTCTAATTTTGTTAATCTAGATTGATTTTCCTTATATTTTACCATTGCCGCTCGAGCAGCAGTTGCTGCATTACTATTCTTATTTATAATCGCCCCGGACTTACTATCGCGATACAAATCTTTATGTCCTTTTACTTGTTGCATTATATAATTGCTATAGCTCTAAAGTTTCTAATTCTTGGAACATTAGATGTATTATCACTTAACATCACAACTTTTACAGCAAACGTTGAAAATGATCCTGTAATTCCGGTGGTTTCAAACATAACTTCAGAAAATTCATTGCCGGTATATGGAATATTAACTGCATCCGCTTCAATCCACGCATTATTAGTAATATCCTGGTGTCCAGCTTGAACATAAACTTTAATATCAGATCCGGTCGGTCTAGAAATATCCAGCCAAACTTTAAGCTCATCTGAATCTTCATTTAATGTAACATACTTGGTAACATACTTAGCCATGGCTAACCCAACCTCAGGTAAACCTTCATCAGTGCTGTCATTATTAATATTATTTGCAATTGCAATTAATGAACATCGATGCATATCAATAACTGGACTTAAATTATTAATATGTACACCATTAACAGATACAGAGGAATCGCTAGTGAAATACCCAGCTAGCATTAGACCATTACCATCAATACCGGCCAAAATACCATTTTCCACACTTAATGCGTATTGTGGCTCCGGCGTTGTATAGTTTGAATTGATATCAATTCTTGCTGTAGTAGTACCAGTTAATGGACTATATAAATTAGCCGGCACATTATAACCATATATACCACTATCAGTCATACCGTATTGTGACCCATTATGAGTTGTTGATCTAATAAACCAATCCATACTAGTATTATTTAATACTATAGACTCCATAATAGGATTGAGCACATTGTATACCACATTTGATTGTGCAATTACTGTACCACCAAAGATATTTGTTTCACCAGCATTAACAGCAACATCAATATCATAACCAAACTCAGTTGGGTTGCTAATAGTATGTCCAGTTGGTATATTAATAACGTTTGCACTAATAGCAGTACTAACATCACCAGAATTCGTATATACTACAGTATCGCCAGATTGCAATCCATGATTCGAATGTTTAACATTTAATACAGAAGATCCTGACGTAGCTTTAAATGGATCATTAACCAACTTACTAGGTGGAACAACTTTAGGTGCAAGATATATCTCACCTGCATTAACAAAATCAGCAATATTCAATTCAAATTTGATATCGCTTTCTTGCATAGCTGTCCATGTAGAAGCATTTTGTGATTTAAACATTACTCCGGCATATGCTTGACCTTGAATCATCTCATCAGTCGTGCTATCTCTTTCACCAACAGTACCATAATGAATATTATATTCATTTGAATTCGACATAATAACGAAACAATATTCAACAGATTCCTCTAAATAAACAGGAGAATCAAAAGTAAAGGCCGTTGGACCAGTAGTATTAATACTACTTGGAGCAATTGAAACCTCACTAAATGGAAGTTCAATTTGAGTAGGCATACCATTTTGCATTTCTCTAATCGAAATTGTAACTTCGGCTGTAGCCGCAACAGTTGCAAAATATAAATCTATAGAAGTAGCAAATACACCACCGGCAATATCTATTTTAATTGATTGTGCTAATGGATCTGCCCAAGTGGTTTGTCTTCTATTTGAGAATGTAGATGAAGAACTATTAGTATCAACAGTTTGACTAGCATCAGTTCGAACAATTTTAGGCACTCGAGTTGAAATAGTAACATTTTCTTTTTTCTCTAATAGTCCCTTTGCAGCATATTCAGCCACAGCCGAAGTAGTTGTCAATGATGAGTCATTTAATATACTATCAGTTAATACTAAATCTTTAACACCAGACGTAAAATTCAGTGCATCATTATTAGGTACCCAAAATGTAAAATCAAGTTCACCTGCAATTGAAGTAGTTAAAGTAGTAGCTCCAGACGGGTGTGATGTTTGTGATAATAATGCAGACGTAGCAATATCCATATTGCTCGGCGATGCATTCTGTGATACATAATCACTAATATCTATACCATCAAAGAATGCATATAACTGTGTGCTAGGTCGACATCTAGTTAGTTTACAATTAACTAATCTAGAACGCATATACGGAATAAATGTTACATCAACCACTCGATCGTCTTGACGCTCAATTACTGATGAAGGAACTATGGATGTGGTAATTCCACTTCGCGTAGATATTCCAGTATTGGTAACTGTAGTTAATGTATGCGTACCACCATTACCGCCACTACTCCATCTAACATTATCTGTTACCGTGGTTATAGGAGTTCCGGTCCAGTTAGTTTCCCATTCGTTCCAAACAGTACCAACTGCAGTAGTTCTTTGCATATCAGCTAATAACGAATCATACTTACTTTCATCATTAATCATTACATCTGGCAAACGCTCGACTTCTTTCCATTCATCAGTACTTGGATCAAGTTTTAATGAACCGGTCCAGTTAAATACATCATATGGGTTAACATTAATAGTATCAGATGCCTGTAATTGAGTAATTACAGGAGTTTCGCTATAGGCTAATGTTATAAGACCGCCTTCAGTTTGTACAGTATTATCACTAATTAATGGAGCAGGTGGTTGAATTCTTTCTAAATCAATATTTTCTTCTTCGAATGTAGGTCTACATTCACCGTTAGTTGCATCAATAGCACAGTTAAAATCTTTAGAAAATACATTAGAAACTGCACCATTAATAAATGGATCTACTAAAAATCCTGATTTAAATCTATCGATACCACCGGAATATATTTGTTGTTCTTTAGCTGCATTTTCTAAAGAATTTAATGATGTATAATACTCTAATTGATTAATACGTTTTTCAATTGCACCAATATCGCGCATCGTATAACGTTTATTATCAATATGTTTAATTTGTACATCTTTTGCATTTTTAGTATACGGTGGAATGAGTAGCCAGAAAATTGTCATGCCATTAGTTGGATCGTCTGGCACAGGAGGTACTAATGCAGGAGTACCTTCTACTACTGTAAATTCTCCTGCTCGCGTCATAGCAACTTTATCAATTCTACCTAAATAATATTGAAGATTTGTTTCAAAAGTGGTATTAGCTCTCATTGGATTTGCTAATACACCATTAACAGATCTAAAATCTACCACATCTCTTAAATCAATATCTTCGAAAGTTTTAATATCATCGTATGCGATACCACCATCTACATATGAGTCAACTGTAAAGAAGTCACCTGTAATAGAATGCGAATAATGCGTATATGTAATTTTAATTTCAGTATTTGTGGCATAAGGTACAGCATAGTGTGATCCAGGTTTAACCCTGACTCTTCCTAAACCATAATGTGTTGACCTTTGGCCGTTATCTATTTCAAAATGTTCAGTAATATCTTTTAATGCTAAACTATTATTAACATCCCATTCTTCAATTTTAATAATTTCTACAATATCGCTATTAGTAAGATCTTGCCATACTGTAAAATCAGTAATTACCGAATTCGGATATGATGGAATTGAATCTTCAATCCCTAAACCATTGGTACCATCTTCTAATGTTTTTGTTTTATGACTAGTTGTTTTAATAACAGGCGCAACTAATTCAACCACTGATCCAGTCAATTGGCCAAGCCACGAGTGGCTATTAATTGTTAATGTTGCTGTTTGGTTATTATTACTTAACACTACGTCAAAATCACCTCTTCTAAATGCTTGATTAATAGTAGCAGCAGGGGTCTGACCATCTAATGTACAATATGCAACCCAATCATTACCTTCGTAATCTGTAAATGTTTCATTAGAAGCACTATTAAATACTACTTCTGTACCATTAACAATTTTAGTACCAAATGTACGTGTTATTTCATATCGATAATCAAATGCTGGAATTGTACCAGATATATCTGTATCATGCGTTAAAATTTTATTATAAGGCAATTGCAATATATAAGAATCATTTCCAATTATATAATCATCAATAGTCCAGCCAGCGCCGTTAGCCTCAGCTGTTGTTAAACCATACAATCCAACAACCACAGTATTAACATTATTAATATTAATTCTATATACATCTGTCGCTGCATTATTACCAATAACTGTTTGTCTAACTGAATACACTAAAGCACTTCCTAATAAAGTACCTGCATTATCTTTTAATTCTATAGTATCGCCATATGAAGGTAATTGTGTACCACCTGAAAGACTAGACATTATATCTACGTAACTTCCGTCATTAGTATTTACTGATTGGTATGTTGCTAATTCTGTGGTTCGTGCTTTATTAATAGATATATCTGTTTTTGATAAAATATCAATCTCATAACCTTTTACATATGCTTTACAAGGTTCTACCGCTAAATTAACACTAAAAGATGTATCACCATCTTTTACACTGGCTCTAACTGGATTAACAGAATAATTTCCAGATTCGTCGAATGTGCGTCTTGCTAATGTTTCTTCAATAAAGGCATAATCAGTTCTTAAGACTTGTGAAAGAATTCTACCTTCTTCTAATTTTACCAACATAACAAAATTGCTAGCAGCTGGATCTGTTTGTATACCTAATTCAGTTTTAATTTGTAATCTGTGTGCGCCTGGAGCTGTTTCATTTGGACTACCTGTAGCATTGTCGTTAAGGGATTCATCTTCGCCAGGACCAATTACTGATTCTGTTACAAAAAACCCGATATCGGATGTTACATTAGTATCATATTTAGCTACTACGACCGTTGCAGCTTTTACCACAACAAAGTTCTTATTAATATAGTATATGCCGTCATCGACTGAAACCAATGAACCTTCACCTACTGTTTGTTGATCACCTGAGTTAATTAAATTACCAATAGTTGCTGCATAAGTAACATTATTGTCATCAGTGCCGGATACAGCTGACCCGTTTGTAAATCCGCCTACAGTAGTGGCAGTATTAATATCACCTGCAATATATCTTATATACAGTGTTGCTGGATCCGTTGCAGTTGCATCAATACCGTGAACAACCCGCGCTTCAGTTGTTCCGCCATCGTTGATTGCTAATCCAACCCAGTCAGTAATATTACCGCTATAGCCATCAATTAATTTAATATAACCAATTTGGTTATGAACTGTTACGCCACCAGGAATAACCATAGCACCATTTTTAAATGCATGATCACCTATCGATGATATCTGGTGCTGTAATGTGGTTTGAAGTTGGGTAAGCTCCCTAGCTTGTAAAGGTATACCAGGTCTAAATAAAATTCTATTATATTTTTCTCTAGGACTTAATCCATCAACTGCTGTTGGTGTTTCGAAATCATCCCAATAAGGGTCTGTATTAAAATTGATTGCCATGGTTCTTTATTCCTTTTTAAAATTCAATTACTAATCGAATTGTTTCAATCTGTGATGAAGATCTGCTTACCGCATCTCTATTTTCTACAAACATAATTTCGCCTGAATTAAATACAATATCAGCATCGTTAACTGACGTTACTGCAGCATTAACACTATCGATAGTATCACCTACCGCAAATGGTGCAAATCCAGTATCTTCATTTTGAATATAATATATTGTAGCCGTGGTTCCATCGTGATCATATTGAACTACATGTCCTTGCGCACCAGAATCACCAGCACCTAAGGCTGTAATAATTTCATCTGATACAAAATCACTTGAATTAGCTGTAACTGTTAATGATTTGCACGTGTTATATACATCATTATTTCCAATCACTGATGTATCATTGTCAATCGGATTTTTAATTAATGAAAGCTGTCTGAAATCATTGGCTGTAGGTATAATATTATTTTCATTACCATCGAATACTTTATTAAATGCAATATAATGAGCTCTTAAGTCATACGTTGGATCTGCACCATAACCACCTTTAGGTGAAAGTACTGCCCTAGCGGTTGCGCTATTACCAGAGGTATCTGTAATTGTTACTGTAGCATAATCGTACCCGCTTCCATATGCTGGAGCGCCGTTACTATCTTGCATGAGAATATCAGTAATTGCACCATTACTGTCAACTACTGCTACAGCTTCTGCGCCTGATCCATTACCATCAACAGTAACAGTAGGTGATGCACTATAATTATTATCACCAAAACTATTGATAATAATATTATATATTGCACCTGCAGTTGCACCCTGTTGTACTGCCCATTGGTCTTGTAATGCTTGAGCAGAACCGGTACCAGGATCTGAATCTAATTTTTGTGCTGGAACAAATTCAATAGTTAAGAATTTATTTGCAATATCTGTTGGAACGGTATACATGTATTTCCAAATATACCCATCGGATGTTTCCGATACCCCTGAAGTTTGTACACCAATTGTATCTGGATCGATAGTAGAAGCACCATCTGCTTTTAAACATAAAAACACATTAAAGTTATTGGTAACAACCATAAATCGAGTACCCTCGATATTTACGTGTTTATCATCATATCCAGTATATGTAGTACCGTTAGCCCAGTTATTTCTAGGCGATGCAAAAATAATATCTGTTGCTGCTACCTTTTTCATAGCAAACAATTCTTGCCATACTTGGTTATTTGTACTATCATTTTCACCAGGTAGGTGAGGTAATTCTGTTGAAGTAGAATCTAAAGCCCATGCATTAGGTCGACCTAATCCCATATAATATGTATCTGTAGCTAGACTATCAACAAAACGTGCAGTTGTATCTAATCTAAAGTTTTGTGTAATAATTGCTGACATTTTATGTTCGCTCCGTTTTTATTAAGTGATGGTGATTTGTGCACCAAAGTGAATATTTACATTTCTATTTATAACATCTTGTATAACAATATCACGATAATCTCGTATATATCGCCAGTTAAAGAATTTGGTATTTTCAAAATGGTCGTATGCTCCAAATCTAGTTAAGACATCTGCGTCATATGCAAATTCTTTTTCAACTTTTTGAGTGTTAGTAGTATCTATAATAGTGCCATAGTCGACTATAGGAATAAAGATCTTCCATGGTAAACCACCGTCTTGCGTTCCAGGCTGCAAGCTTGGCATGCCTTTATCAAGGATAGTTACAAATACATATATCTCACCAAAGAATATAAATCCTGCAGGATGCACTAATCTACTAAATGCATCTTTCCAATCTTCAATTTTTACTCCAGTTCTTAATACATAAGAAAACTTCTGATAAAAGTAAGAATCTTGTAAATACTTTAATTCATCAGGCATACCATCAACTGTAGTAAATACACCACGCTTATATATTTCTACTTTTGAATTTAGTGGTAAATTTCCTGTAAATTGAAGATTGCCATTTGCCAATTGAACAGCAGTTGGATCGTATTGATCATTCACATATATAATATTACTATCTATTGTCGGCAAAAATCCGTTGTTATCAGTAAAATCAATTAGATCGGTTGGTGTTAGACCTGTCCATATATTAACTGGAGTATATAATGAAGGATCGGCAATTATTGCAGCACTATTATCAACCCATCTACCATCAGACGCAGCTAAAATATCTGTTACCGGGAAATATATTTCTACATCTTCGTTATGAATAAATTTAAAAAATGCCTCAATTGATTCTGGTGTACCACGTGTTTGATAAAATTCAACTAAATGTTTATAAAATAATCTTGGGTCTGCAGCAAATGTTCTTGGTACTGCAATACCAATTTCGTTTTGTAGTTCATTTAATAACATGTCTTCAATTAGATCAATGTCTCTTTGATGATCTAATTGATTAAGATAAAATCCAGATGAATTTTCTCTTTCTAAGAATAATGCATATACCTTAATGAACTCAATGAGTTCAGGGTAGCTAGTAACTATGTGTTCAGGTATTAAATCATCAATAAATGATGATATATTAAATGATGGCTTATGCATAATTAATAACTACCACCGGTAGTAGACGCAGAAGGTATAGTTGTATAATTAACGCCAGCCGCAGCACCACCAGTTACAATATTATCGATATAAGGAGTAATTGAAGAACCACTAACATTAATTCTTAATAAATCATTTCGTAATGGTTTAATATCAGGTGATTCTGTTTTTGTATAAATTGTAATAGTATTACCCTGCATATTTGCTAATAAACCTGTTGGGGCAAATTGATCTAAATATACACAACCAATACCTAGATCGATATAACCAACATTAGGATTAACTACTTGGTTGCCTGTATTAACTATTTGTATAATACATTTACCTTCTGCCGTATTTAAATAATCTTTTAGTTTACACACCACTCCATTATATAAAAATTTAGTTGATGTGATTCTACTGCCAGGATCTATATCTATAATCCGTTGATTAAAATCAATTTTATAATTAAGAGCTTCATTAAAGCTAGCACTAAAATCTTTGCTAATACTAACATTTGCAACAGAGGACATAATAGAAACATCGCTGTCATCTATAGCTCTTAATACATTTGAGTGTCTAAATATACCGCCAAATAATTGTAATGAATTAGCATCATATGCATCTATTACTGACCTAATTTTTTCAGCAATTGCAATGCCAGATAAATTTGTTACGTTTGGATCGTATTTAAACGAAACCGTTATGTTAATATCTATGTAGTTAGGATCTATTAATTTTGGTTGAATTGAAACCACATTTTTAGGTTTAATTAATTTAATAACTTCAGCTTTTTGCTCTAGAGTTAAATTAGCAGCATTGCCAGTAGGCTTAATTGAAATGTATACTTTACCAAAATCAGGTGGATTATTATCTTCACCACCCCAAACTGCCATAGTATGAATATTACCATACTCATTTTGAATTATAGCTTTATAATCATCAGGGGTGACAGCTCTATTTTGTGCAATATATGCTCTAGGAGCATTGTACTTAATACTGTTTAATCCCTCACGTGTAATACCACCTTGAGCAGCTTCTACAGTCCTGATTGATACAGCAGTATTACTATTACCCGCACCATCTTTAATTGAATTTAATAAGAATGTTTTAGCACCATTAATGTTTTCTGTTCCAGTTACAATATAAGAAACTTCTATAATATTTCCTAATGATAATTTTTCGCCAATAATATCATCGCCAAATAAAATTTCATAAAAACCTTCTCTTGATTCTTCTAAGAAAAATACTTTAGAATCAGCTAATACATTTACAATGTTTGTTGATTTTGTAAATGTTATTTTTTCATTTGAAGTATTTGAAGTACGTACATCAACTGTTAAATAATTTGTGTCAATATTTGAATCATAACAAAAATATCTTTCTTTGTTTGTTTCATCGTAAATATAAGATTTATTTTCTATATTACCCTGTACTAATGGAACATTATAAAAAAACCATGAATCCCCAACTGGAGCTGCTGTAACAGTTTCTCCAACAATTAAATTATGTGTTATCCCATTAAATTGCGTAGTAACATTAGTACCAAATTTTAATGTTAAATCCTGCGCTATATTAATGGTACCATTATTAATTATATTCCACTGTGGCTCACCAGCTTCTACTATTCCAGTAACTTGAATATCAACTATAGCCACTGCAGATCTAGTAGATCTAGGAGTATATCCTAATAATTTTGCATGAGATACCACAGATGCTCTTAATTGTGCTGTATCTAAAAATGCTTCGTTTAATGCCATATTAGCATTAACTGCATTAGCATGTGTAATATATGCTAACATATCCATGATAGTATTAACGGCAGATCCTTTATAATTATAATCACTAACTGCACTATCCTGAGCTTTCATGAAGGCAATTAAATTACCTTTAATTCCTTCGAAGTCCATTTCTGCTAAATTAATTCTTCTATTTGCCATAGTTTACCTCAGTCTCTCTATTGATGATTCGATATCTAATAATTGTTGTGCTGATAATATTTTTACCGTTAACGTAATATACACTGCGTTATTATCTGGTTTAGCATATACTTTAATATTAATAATTTCAACCCTAGGTTCATCACGAGTTATAGCAGCTTCAATGTCATTACTAATAGCTACTGCAGTAATATGATCTAGATTTTCAAATAAATAAGCTGACAGATTTGCACCAAACAATGGATCAAATGGTTTTTCACCATGGTTAGTCCTTAGTATATTTAAAATACTTTGTCTAATTGCAGCAGACTCTTTCAGGACTGCTACATCATATTCAATAACCGGATTTGCTGTAAAAGCAAATTCTAAATCTGAATATTCTCCTTCTGCCGTGCGTGCTGTTGTTATGTATGCCATATTACTTATTTATAATTAACTTCTATCTTTATTAAGATGAATTTGTGGACCATCTAAGATGATCTGACCGTTTTTAGACATTAATGTAATATCGTTATTAGCACTCAAAGTTATATCTGCTTCATTATTTTCTATCCATTCAAATTCCGGATCTTTACTAGGATCATTGGCACGTAGACACGAACCTTCTGATGAATAAAAATAATTTGTTTTACCATTATCTAAAGCTTTACAATACCCACCTGGTTTAGCAATGATATTAATTTGATCTTCAGCTTGTATATTAATCTTTTCATAACTATATAAGTTAACCGGAGCTACTGCACGTATGTCAATCTCATTTGATGAATTAATAAATAGACTTGATTCAGCATTAATTGCAATATACGAAGCAGAATTAATATCAATCTTTCCAGTAACATCTAATTTACAATCTTTACTAACTTTAATAGTAACAGTACCATGTACTTCTAGGAAGTCATCACCCGCTATTAATTCATAATTATTACCTACAACCCTAGTTACTTTTGTACCAGCACTTTGTATTTCGTATTCTGTACCACTTTTGTGTCTTTCTCTAATTCTTTCATGACCAGAGGTATCGTCAAATTCTTTAATATGTCCTGAAGTAGTTTCATATACCTGATTATATGGATATTCAGGGTGATAATCATTTCCAGGATCATGAAAGAATTTATTAAGTTCTGCCGAATCAAAATTTGCATTTGTCATGGCTAAAAATTTGTCGTTATAATCACTATTATTACGATTTTCACTACTTTTTATCCTAGGGAATTCTTGAGTAGCATCACAAAACCCCTTCGATTGATCAAATCCTACACCATACGTATATGTTGGTAATGTACCAACAACAATAAATTGCTGCAATTTCTTGCCAATTGGGTGTAACATCACATGTGATCCAGCTAAAATATATGGATTACATCCTAAACCATCAATTCCAGCTGATGTTGTCGGCGACATAACATGGATCCATGGAAGATCTTTTTCAGCAATATAGTTTTTTCCGGAATGAACACCATAAATTCTAACTTTCACCCTAGCTTCTAATCTTGGATCATTATTATCCTCTACTACACCTAAATACAGGTGTGGATCTGTGTGTTTATGAGGACCTACAGCATGACCTCCATCATGAGTATAAGCTTTCCATCCCGTGTAAAGACTCGAACTTAAACTAAATATTTCACCACCAGTCATTAGTTTTTCTCCTGTTGTGCCAATGGTAATCCATCGCGAATAATTTTAATATTTTGAATATATTCAAAATCGGCTGAAGGCCTAATAATATGCTTTATTTCAGACACAATCCAATTATCACCACTAAATTTAGGACTAAGTTCTTCTTCACCACATTGAAAAGATCCTATAGGAATCTCGAATTTAACTCGATCACCGGCTTTTAGACCAGGGACAGCATTACATTCTTGTAACGAAATTTGTATCGAAGTGATTTTAGCTCTGATAGCTACACACTTAGCAAGTGACATATTATCTTCTTCTGTATGACCTAACAATTGTTTTTGGTCAATATCATCTAAGTTCATAACCGTAGCTACATTTGAATCATTTACAGTATCACTCACACCGGCCGGCCTATTTGCTCTTTTAACATCTTTATTTTTTGAATAATATTGTTCTTCTAAATTAAATGCACTATCTGAATATGATGAAGTATTTGCATTAACAGTTTTTATTTTTCGGCCTTCAACTCCACTATTTATTTTAACAACATTCGCTGCATGATCTTGATCAATAATTATTTTCTTAGGTAAGCCCGGCGGATTTGTGGCTGCATTCTTTTCATCACCGAATTCTGGTGATAAATTAATATCTTTTGCCGGCTGTTTAATCAACCAATCCCAAGATACTAATTTAGTATATGATACATCGTATTCTTGGCCAAGTGTCATGGCCTCTTGTTCAGTTTTTGCTAATTTATTTTCAGCGTTATCATCAAAGCCATTAATATATTCATTATATAAATGTTCATATAAAAATAGTGGACTATCATTCATATCATATGAATTAAATAATATATCGTATATGCATTCGTATGGAGCTTTTAATGGTGCTATATACCTACCTGAATTTTTAGCTTCTATAGGAACATATAAATTATCACCTAAAAAATCTTCAAAGATTGAACTAATAACATCAGTGGCATTACTATTATAAGCTTTTGAAATTGTGGTTAAGCTATTACTAATATTATTTAATGATACTAAATCAAGTATATATTTTTTATCATGTGCTATATTATTAACATCAATATTACGTGCACCGTCAACATATTTAATAATAGTTTGAAATATTCCACCGTATTTAAATGATATATTAATATAATTATTACCAAGGATATTACGATCTAAATAACCGTTATCATCTCGAATTTCAATACGACCTTCCATAAATGGACTACCGATACTTTCAGTCAATATAATTGCTTCAGTATTTTCAGTAAGTAGTAACCCATCAATACTTACATGTAAGTCCTCTAGAGAAGGACCTTTATTTATATTTTCACTTGCTACAAAATCACTCATTATTTATTTACCTATTTCTTTTTCAAATTCTTTTACAATATCACGTATAAATTCTGGTTTAATAATTTTAATTTGTCGATTTTTATCATTTAACCATTCTTCAAATTCGTAATGTGATATCGGTGTAACACCTGCAGATGCAGTAGAAACTACATTACCAGTAGCATCTTCAATATAATGATGAGGTGCATCTTTATGATTAACTATTTTATCACATGCCAATTTAGTTATAACCCAATTATAACCTGCTTTAGCATTACATGTTGTTTGGTCGATATATGGGTATTTAATTATATCACCATTCTCATCTGTTAATTCTTCTAATGTACTAGTGTTTTGGCATATCTGACCAATAACTTCAATATTATCATTACCACTAAATTGTGTTACTAGATCGGATGCTGACCATGATGCTCCTGCAGCTTCGCATGTATCTTTATCTTGGCTTGTCTCATCACTACATCTATAGACCGGTTCTAGAACTATATAACCATTATTAGTATATATAGATTCAACTTTGCCTTGCCTACCATGATCTATTCCGCTTGGGTTAATTTTATCATCAAAATAAACACAATCGCCTATAGAAAATTTACTAGAATTTAAACTACTGTCACTTATAACTGCGGCAATATCAGGAAATTTTCTATCACAATATTCTAATAATTGTTGGTTACCTTTTGGCCAATCATTCCAAATATTTTTTAAGTTTGGATTTATTAATAAAAAAGACCAATAATAATCTGGTGTACCGTATAATCTTTGGGATAATTGTTCCATCCTTTCACCATCATTCACTGTTACATAATTATAAAATGCTACATTATCTATTAACGCAGTAGAAATTGCAACTGAAGATGTTAAATTAACTAATGCTTGTATACTACCGTCACCATTAATATCGTATCCGATTCTATTAAATTTGCTAAAATATCCCATTATAAACCGCCTCGGCTGTACTTATGACCTGTGGCCATATTGCCTTGTGGAAATGCTGGATTGACGCCTGATTTACCCAATACTGCAGGTCCAGTACCTTCAATATCTTGTCTATATAATGGGTAGATTTCTGAAATTTGTAAATTAAAATCAATTTCTACCGGTGCACCACCATGTTTAAAAAACGATGCTGAATTAGGATTATATGTCACAGATGCTTGTGTTATATACGATGGACCAACATTAGGCATTTCAGTACCATAAAATGTTGTCTGTACTTGAAATGGTGCTTCCATAGTTAATGCAGTTAATTTTTTAGGTCTCATTGCAACTCTAAATGTTTTAATAATTGCAGCGGCCATATTACTTTCATGTAAACTATTAGGTAAAAATTTAAAGCTAAAATCAAAAGTTCTTAATTGTGAATTTTTAAATTGTAAATATTCATTAGGATTATATACTTTTCCAGAAAGTCTTTTACCTTCATCACCAGTAACTTTTGCAGCTACAGCTGCCGGTGTAGCCATAAATTTAAGCGCATTACTTATCATACCATCACCTGCTAAACCGCCAAATCCAGCAGCACCACCAGCTGCTAGGACACTACTTAATGATTGATTAATCAACATGTTAACATCAGTTACGGTATCTGAATCAAATACTTTATTTTTACCATAATAATCTTGAGCAAATGCTGCAGCGGCTCTCGAACCAGTTTCATAATGCATTGCATCTGAAATATTAATATTTGGTGTCATATACAAAGCAATATTTGCTTGAGGTGTATATGTGAGTTTACCACTTTTTCGATGTGCTGCATCAGTTTGCAGTGTTTCTGCACCTTTCGCTAAATTCTTTACACCTTCTACAGCAACTTCAGGTATAGTATATTGCTTATTTTTTTCAAGTGACATATCTGCATTGTCATATGACATTTCTGGCTTATATAATTGAAACATGATATAAGGATCTAAACCACTATCAGATCCCTTAAATATAGTATCAAATGCCGAACTAGTATTAAATTCGAAAATTTTATCGACAGGTTTGTCTTGATTAGCAAATTGTTGCATGCCGGCAGAAGCCGATAAATTAGATGGATATCTTAATAAAGATCCTTGGCCAATGTTTCCTCCACCAACTCCATATGGTGTAAATATATTACCATACGATGCTATTCCATCCAGGATCGGAGCTCCGAATGAACTGAATGCATTTCCTATATTGTCTAATAATGCCATTATATACTCCTGAGTTTAATTCTATTTATATCTTTATTTATAAATAAACTCATGGCTTATAGCGGAAAATGGAAACCAAAGTACCCACAGAAG